TACCGCAGCTCGATGCGGTCGGACGCCCAGATCGTGGACAACCGCGCTGGCACCCTGATTACGAACAAGGCCTAATCGATTCCATGTGACCCCGGACCGGCGGGGGGGACACCCCCCCCGGTCTTTTCAAAATGCCAGCACTCACCACCAGCGATATCAAGAGTCACCTGCGCATTTTCCACGCGCAGGACGACGCGTACATCGGCAACATCCTGCTGCCTGCGGTGCGCGAGACGATCGAGCGCTGCACCGGCTTGGCTATGCAGGCACTCGAGCGCTCATACAAGGTGTCCGAGGAAGGGGACACCTGGGTGGTGCTCCCAATCCAGCCGGTCAACACAGCGTCAGCCATCACCGCGGTCTACGTCGATGACGACTCGGTGACGCAAACTGAGAACCCCGAGCAGCACTGGGACGGCGAGCGGGTCGCAGTGCTCATCGAGGACGGCTGGAACCGTCCTGTGACCATCAACTGGAACACGCTGGTGGCCGACCACTACATCAACATGCTGGCGCTGCAGCTGTGCGGGCGCCTCTACGCCGACCGCGGCGACAGCACCGGCGCCATCGAGGGCAAGGCCCAGCAAATGCTGTTCGACATGCTCGGGGAGCACGGGGTGCACTGATGATCCCTCGAGGCATGTTCCGACATGAGATGGCGGTGCAGAACTACACCGCGTCCGTTGACACCTACGGGCAGGCCACCAAGACTTGGTCGACCGTGGCCACTGTGCTGGGCCACATCGAGTCGGCCGACGGGCGGTCCATCGACTCAGTCGACATCAACCGCGGGCAGACGGCTTGGCGGCTCGTCCTGCCTTGGATTGACTCGGTGACGGTGAAGAGCCGGATCCTGCTGCGCGAGACTGGCAAGACCGACCGCGTGCTCGAGGTAACCGGCGTGCTGGACCCCACGCTGGGCCGGATGGAACTGCACTGCGAAGCGCTCGAGGTGACGGCATGAGTTTCCGCCGCGGCGCCGAGTTCAATTCGCCGGAGCACCTGCGCAACTACCAGCGTTTCATGGAACGCCAGGTCAACGCTTCGGAGAACCTGGGCATCATGCGTGCCGGAGCCAGCCAGCGCGCCCAGCGGGCGTTCCTGGCAGCCGAGCAGGTCTTCCTCGAGCTCCCCGACCGCGTCAGCCGCAACCTGTTCAAGCAGCTTTTGAGGCGCAGCCTAAAGCGACTGGCGACGACGTACAAGCAGAACTGGCTGACGCACGGCGCCACCCACCGTAGCTACGGCGGGCAGGAAAGCCTGCGCAAGGCATCCAGCAAGGTCATCCAGTCGATGGGTGACACCCGCGGGCTGAAGACGACCAGCCGCACCGGCTTCCGGTACAAGCGGCGGCCACGGTCGTACATCGCGCCGATCGTGGACAGCGGCCGGGCCCAGTGGCACGTGAAGCGGGCCACGTACCAGCAGTTCCCGCCAGAGGTCCTCAAAGAGGACCTGGCGCTGGTCATCGAGACGCAGTTGGTCGACCTAGCCCGCAAGGCGCGGTTGAAGGTAAAACGATGAGCATCGAAACCGCACTACGGCGCAGGCTCACCGACGACCTGGGCGTATCCGGGCTCGTGAGCACCCGCGTTAGCCCGGAGTGGCGACGCGAGGGCACGGCGCTGCCTGCCATCGTCTACAGCATCGACGCCCGCACGCCGGTGCGCACGTTGACCGGGACGACCGAACTGGCCGAGTTCTCGGTGGCCATCGACTGCATCGCCACGACGCTGTCGGGCGCTCGATCGCTGGCGGCTGCCGTGTCGGCCCTGCTGAACGACAACACCCTCTACGGCACGGTGGATGGAACAAAGATTCAGTGGAGCGCCACCGACGGCGAGGACGTTGAGCGCATGGACGATCAGGAAGGCACCGACGACGGCCCGCGGGTGGTCCGTCAGACGTACCGCATCTGGGCAACAGGAGGCTAAGACATGGCATTCATCGCAAACGGCACAAGCATCAGCATCGCTGGCACCCCCGTGGACGCCACCGATATCAGCATTTCGGCCAGCAGCGCTGTGGTGGACGCTACGGCCCTCAACTCGGTACTGAGTACGGCCATCCAGGGCCGTCCGACCGTGACTGGGTCGGCGACAATCCACACGGACAACGCCACCGGGCTGACGCTCGCGCAGAAGTTCTGCGGGGCCACGCCATCTACGGGGGCGGTTACTGTGGTCATCTTCGCCAGCGGCGCCGGTAGTGGAGGCGTCGACTTCAGCGGAAACGCCATCATCACCGGCTACAGCCCGAACTACACCAACGACACCGTGCACCAGGCGACCGTGACCTGGCAGTACGTCGGCGAAATTACGGCGGCTCGGGCATGACCTGGCGCAAGTTCACAAGCGACGCGGTGGCCGGTTACCCGGCCATGCTCGAGGTCCGGCCCATTACGGTCGGCGAGTGGCGGAAGGTCGAGCAGCTGGACGAGGACGCCAAACAGGCGTTTGTGCTCGAGTCGTGCACTCGGGTGGACGGCGTGCCGGGCTCGACAGCGCTGGACGTGCATGTGGCCATGGCACTCGTCCAGGGGGTGATGGCAAACCCTTGGAGTGGACCGCAGCCGACCGCGTCGAGCGGCTGCTGACGGTCCTGGCGTACGGGCTGACTCGTCAGCCTCAGACGGTGGTGGAACCATGGCGCAAGCCTGGGCAGACTGACTGGATGGCAACTCTTGGGAAGGTGGCAACGTGGCGAAGCTAGGACTCTCAATCGGGATCGACGCCGACGTGACCGGCCTGCGCAAGATGGGCCAGCAGGCCACGGCTCAGCTCGAGCTCATCCGCGGCCAATTCGGTCGCATGCAGAACCTTGTCGGCGCTGCCATGGCCAGCCCGCTGTTTCAGGCCATCGGCTCGTTCTACCAGGCCAACATCGAGGCGCGGAAGACGCTCGATGAAATGACCAAGCCATTCTCCACGCGGATGATCAAGGCCGAGATTGACGCACTGCATGCCAAGATGGCTGCTGGTCAGAGGATGGTCGGATTGGGTATGGACGAGCCGGGTGCCGCACGGATCGAGCGTGGGGCACAGCGGGAAATCGCTACCGCGCTGCGGGCTACGTCACCGGCTGGAAGGCAAGCGAGGAACATTGAGTCTTTCTTCACCGATCCGGGCGCGTACATAGCAAACGCCACCTACGGCTTCGGTGGACATCTGGACAAGGTGCTGCAGGACATGGGAATCGGCTTCCGCATGCTCGGCGGCGGCGCCGGTGCCAGCGACCTCGAGAAACTGCAAATGCAGGAATCGGCCATACGTGCCGAAACTGGCTTCGCAATGGCAAGCGGTGACACCGGGCGGCTCGAGTCGCTGAACCTACAGCTGCTGCGCGTTCTCGAGCAGATCAAGCAGAACACCGATAGGAGCCGCTGATGGCGTGGCAAGTATTCAGACAGCACAACCAGCAGTCCCTGACCATCGGCATGGAACCGACCGAGGCCGTGCACACCACCCGGTTTCTCGTGGCGCAGGACGACCCGGCCTACGTCGGTACCAGCGAGGACAGCTGGAACGTCTACAACTCGATCAAGGCACAAACTGCACCGTTCGACCAAATCGAGGCGCTTGGGACCAGGCTGGCGCTTGGCACCATCGACGGCGGCCTTGCTCAGTTCATCGTGCAGGACATCAGGGTGGAAACCCACCCCGACCGCGCCAACACCTACATGGTGACATCGATCGCCAAGGGGCCGGTGGTCGGCGTGGCGCCGTTTCGGGGCGTCAAGACGAGCCTGCAAAGTGCCGAGCGCAAGGCTTCGCAATACATCCGACCGGCTGCGGCGTCGTTTCCAACGAACGGGACCATTACATGGCCTCCAACAACGCTGATTAGCAGCGGCACCGTCACGAACATCATGGGCACGCCGTTCATTAGGTCTGTGCGGCAGGAGCTGTTCCGGGTCGAGTTCCTAGTAAACGACAGCAACTCGGCGCTCGGCTACACCAACGTGCCTGCAAACATCACCGAGGACCTGCTGAAACGAAACTCGGCAGCGTTCGCCGGTTACGCCGCTGGCACCGTCCTGTTCCAGTCGTACGAGCGGCGCTACGTGAGTGACTCCGTCAGCATGGACGTGTACACGTTTCTGTACGACGAGTGGTTCCACTTAGAACAAACGCCGATGCGCAACCCGGTAGATGGTTCTCTTTGGCCGGACACCACGATTAGCGTCGGCGGTTCCACGATGAAGGCCACCTCAAAGGTAGTGTGGTACCAGGCATACCCCGACACGGCTGCATTCCACACGGCGGGCGTGATCCTCCCCACCGAAGTGCTCGACATTCTGTCCAACCCCAAGCCCGCTTGGCCATGACCGGATTCCTACAACCGTCGGTCTACGCTCCGGTCGGGCAGTCGGCCGACTCCTACAACCTCATGGTGGAGGCGGCGCAGTTCGTCACGGCCAACCGTGGCCAACTCGAGAACCTGCTGCTGCAACGTGGGTCGGTCGTGTCCTGGCACCCCATGACAGTGACCGGCAGCACGCTGTTGACATCCAACCGGTGGACGTACACCCTGAGCAAGGCCCAGCCGCAGGCTACGCCCACCAACATCACGACCATTACCGAGACCGACGCCATCGGCGTGACGGCCTACAACCTGGCGGAGTACGGCAACACCGCAGGCACGGCGGCCGGTGGCGTGAATGCAACGCGGGCAAACGCAGCCGGTTTCACGCTGCAGCCGGTGCCCAACGGCGCGTTCGTGATGGCTGCCATGGTCTACACGGCTGGCGGGGTGACCGTGGCGCTGTTTGAGCGCATGAACCAGTATGACGGTGAGTGCGTGTCGGCCCTGACGGTTTCGGTTGACGGGGGGACCTACTGATGTCTGACCAAATCCGGCTCAAGCGCTCGAGCACGGCGGGAGCGGTGCCAACGACGGCGCAGCTGCTCGAGGGGGAACTGGCCGTCAACACGGCGGACGGGGCTATTTACCTCGAGGTAACCGGCCCAGCCATCGCCAAGATCGACGGCCGCAAGGCGACGGTCGAGGCGTTCACCTCGAGCGGCACCTGGACTAAGCCGGCCGGCGCCAAGGTCGTCTGGGCCATCATGGTTGGCGGCGGCGGTGGAGGCGGCAGCGGGCGCCGCGGGGCGGCCTCGAGCGCTCGAGGTGGCGGTGGGGGCGGCGGTGGCGCCGCAGTGACCGAGACGACTTGGCAGGCGGCCGACCTGCCAGCCACGCTTGCCGTGACGATCGGAGCGGGCGGAACCGCCGGGGCAGCCAGGACTACCGACAGCACGAACGGAGCTTCGGGAGGCAACGGTGGCACCACGCGCCTGGGCGATTCCCCTGGCACCTACGGCCGAGCGGTCGGCGGGTCTCTCGGGCAGGGAGGCACGACCGCTGGTGGCTCGGCTGGCGCCGCGCAGACCGGCGGCCTGTTCGACGGCGGCGCAGGAGGCGCAGGCGGCACGCGCAACGGCGTGGCGGCAGCAACGTACGCCAAGGGCTGCGGCGGCGGTGGTGGCGGCGCTGGCCTGTCGGCTGCCAACCTGTACGGCGTCGGCGGCGACGGGTCGGGCACTGCCCGCATCGGATCGACCGCCCTAGGTGGCAACACTGACGACCCCGAGGACGCCCAGGCGGGCTACAGCAACGGCGTAGTGGGCACCGGCGGCGGAGGCGGCGGCTCGGGCCTTGCCATGGCCGGACAGCCGGGTGGAGCGGGTGGCATCGGTGGCGGCGGTGGCGGTGGCGCTGGCAGCGAGAACGGCTACAACTCGGGCGCCGGTGGCGCCGGTGGCGGCGGGCTCGTCGTGTTCGTGACGTACTACTGAGGAGGCAGCATGCGGTGGGCAATCGTGCAGGGCGGCATCGTGGACAACATCATCCTGTGGGACGGTGACACGGCCCGCTGGGCCCCACCGGCTGGCGCCGAGGCCATCCAACTGGCCGACGGCCAAGCCTGCAGCATCGGCTGGGAATGGGACGGCACGCAATTCTCCGAGCCCGCGGAGCCATGAGATGGCTAGCCGCCATCGTCGTTGTCGTGGCGAGCTCCTGCGCTGGTCCGAGCGAGCGGATTGCTGCCAATACCACCGCCGTCCGGCAACTCGCGCACAGCAGCGGCCGACGCTTCGAGCGCATCGCTACCGAAACGACACAACCGGAACCAAGCCTGCCGACGATTCGCGGTGAAGCCGAGGCCGGGCAGGGCGAGCAGGCGCGTATCCTCGACGCCGTGGACATGATCTACATGGCGCTGACAGGCGTTGAGGACCAGGTGCCCTGGTGGGTGGCCCCCCTCGTCTGGGTTTGCATCGCCCTGGCCGTGCTCGGCGTCGGTTTCATCGTGTGGCACACCGGCGTCGGGCGGCTGATCAAGGGCTGGCTGGGAATTGTGACGCCGACCGAGCGCCGAGCTGCCGAACTGACGGCCAGCCTGATCGATCTAACGCCTGAGCAAGCGGTGGCCGCGGTGGCCGAGCTGCGCCGAGCAGACC